GAATCAATATTATCCTGGATATAAAGCAAAAATCGCAACCGAAGAACACCTGGACAAGTTACGGAACCAGTTGGCAAACTGACCACTTGGGGTCCTTGAGACCCCTTTTTTGTCCTATAATAACTTCAGTTGAAACAAAACACTCACATTATGACCCGCACCAAAATGACTGATGATCAAATTCTCGAAGATCTCAAAAATACTTTTGGAAAGGAGTTTACTGCTGCCGATGTTCGCGGATACTGTGCTTCTAAAAGCATCTCCTATCAAACTGTTACCAAGCGACTGGAGCAGTTTAAAGTTGGTCGTGGTCGTTGGAACCTGGAAGTGACGCAAAAGAAAGTGGAAGAAATCGAACGTTCCTTTAGTTCTGTTGCTGTTCTTCCTGAAGTGCATCAAAATCTCATTCCCGAAAAAGATGATACCTTCGTCAAGTTTGGTAACTTTAACGATATTAAAAAAATTATTCAGTCCCGTCTTTTTTATCCGACGTTTATTACGGGTCTGTCAGGTAATGGTAAAACGTTCAGTGTGGAGCAAGCATGTTCTCAACTGAAGCGTGAACTCATCCGTGTGAATATTACTATTGAGACTGATGAAGACGATCTGATTGGTGGTTTCCGTCTTGTGAATGGTGAAACTGCCTGGCATAACGGTCCCGTGATTGAAGCACTTGAGCGTGGCGCTATTCTTCTGCTGGATGAGATTGATTTGGCATCCAATAAGATTCTGTGTCTGCAATCTGTACTTGAAGGTAAGGGTGTCTTTCTGAAAAAGATTGGTAAGTTCATCACTCCTGCTCCTGGATTTAATGTGTTTGCCACCGCTAACACTAAAGGTAAGGGTAGCGATGATGGTCGCTTCATCGGCACCAATGTTCTCAACGAAGCATTCCTTGAGCGTTTTCCTGTGACCTTTGAGCAGTCTTATCCTGCTCCCTCTGTGGAGCAGAAGATCCTGGAAGGGGTTGCTCTGGATTTGGGTGTGGAAGACCGCGACTTCTGTAAGCGCCTGGTTGATTGGGGCGATATTATCCGTAAGACCTTCTACGATGGTGGTATTGAGGAAATCATCAGCACCCGCCGACTGGTTCATATCATCCGTGCTTATAGCATCTTTGGAGACAAGGCTAAAGCAATTCAGGTTTGCGTCAATCGCTTTGACGATGAGACCAAACAAGCATTCCTTGAATTGTATGATAAGGTTGATGCTGACTTTGTGATGCCTACTGGTGAGTATGTAACTTACGACCTTGACCAACAACAGCAACCCTGATAGAATATGAGGAGGTAAATGTGCCTCCTCTTTTTGTCCTTTTACTATGAAAAACAATGTCCGAAAACTTTGAGAGCACTTATGAGAGTTTCATTCCAAAAACATTTGGAGATACTGTAATCTCTGGAGGGCAAGGAACTGATACGATTTATTTTGATGTTAATAATCCTCGTCCAGCGCAAGATTTTTGCATCAATCATTCCCAATCTTTTTCTCTGAATAATCCTGACACTATTACTTTTAATTTGACTATGCCCGAAGATACAAACAAAAATGGTTTTTGGAAATATGAGGAAGATAAAACTCTGAAAGAAGTTGAAGAGTATCTTGTTAGCACATACAAATCTCACTATACTTCCGAACAGTCTAAAACTCAAACTCTTGATTTGATTGAGAGTATTGGCGATGCAGAACCATTCACTCGTTCAAATGCAATCAAGTATCTTTCTCGTTTTGGCAAGAAGAATGGTAAATCTAAACAAGATATTTTGAAAGCAATTCATTATTGTGTTCTCCTTTATCATTTTGCAGGACTTCACCAAAACAAGACTGACCGTTACAACTACTGAATATTATGAAACTCTCTGATAAAACTATTTCTGTCCTCAAAAACTTTTCTTCTATTAACCAGTCAATTCTTTTCAAGACTGGAAATAAACTTCGCACTATTAGTGTGATGAAGAACATTCTTGCTGAAGCAACTATTACTGAAGAACTTCCTAAAGACTTTGGTATCTATGATCTGAATCAGTTTTTGAATGGTCTTGGTCTTCACCAGAGTCCTGAACTTGATTTTGCCAACGATGGATATGTTGTTATCCGAGAAGGAAAGTCTCGTTCCAAGTATTTCTTTGCTGATCCAAATGTCATCATTACTCCACCAGATAAGGCAATCAGTCTTCCTACTGAAGATGTCTGTTTTGAACTGAGCACTCAAGTTCTTGATAAACTTCTTAAGGCTGCATCTGTTTATCAACTTCCCGATATTTCTGCTGTTGGTGAAGCAGGTGTTGTGAAACTTGTTGTGCGTGACAAAAAGAATGATACCTCTAACGCACATGAAGAAGTTGTTGGTGAAACCGATTCAAAGTTTGTCTTTAATTTTAAAGTTGAGAATATTAAGATTCTTCCTGGCACTTATGAAGTTATTGTGTCACAAAAACTTTTGTCACGTTTTACCAGCAAGAACCATGATCTGTGCTATTATATTGCTCTAGAACCTGACTCTACATTTGGTTGATGGAATTTCTTTTGTATTTGACCCCTATTGGTCGTGAAATAGTTCAAAATGTTATTCGTGCTGGATATCCAGTAAGAGAAAACATTGAGTATTGCAGAAACAAAGATCAATTTGGGTACGGTGATTATAACAAGATGGTTATCTGCACAAAAAACATTAAAAATAGTGGATTTGATGTAAAACACTATATAAATGAAACTGTGTATCATGAAGCTGTACATATGGCACATATGTGTAATGGGTATAAACCTTTTTACATTTCTCAGAAAGATATGCCATTGACTTGGAATAAACTGGAAGATATTAAAAAATCTATGAAAATGTCTACTGCTTCCAGGCAAATGGAACATGAGGCATATTGGATGGAAGATAAACCCGAAAAAGTAAACTACGTACTCAAAAAGTACTGCTTTATATGATTGAACACCTGATGAGTTGAGGAACCTACCATCAATATATTCGTAACTTCTCCTTGGCCCGCAGAGAGTGCTATTTGCCTTCCCGATAAACACGTTGTCAAAATGCCTTTAGAATGTTGTCAAATGCTTTCTATTGTGGCATCCGATAAATGGGGTCATGGATATGGGAATCTTTATAAGACTGATAACACACCCTATAAAACTGACAAGGGAGCATTCCGTAATCATCCCTGCACCAAATGGGCACTGGAAAGTATCCACAATGCTTATTGGCTGATTAAGCATGGGCTCAACTTGTGCGATGAGTACACTTTGAGGTATAATAAGGTTCATGCCTGTTACAAGACTCTTGTAGATGCCTATTATCTTTTTCCCAAAGGGAAGATTACTGATGTGAGTCCATTTGCTCGTGCGATGCCAGATGAGTATAAATTTGACACAAGCATTGACACTTTTACTGCTTACAAGATGTATATCGCATCCAAACCTTGGGTTGCATCTAATTATCTTCGTATGCCAGAACGAAAACCTGATTGGATCTAAATTATGACAAGTGAATTTCTTTATGTGGAAAAGTACCGTCCTCAAGTGATTGAGGATTGTATTCTTCCTGATGATACTAAAAAAACGTTTAAGGAGTTTGTAGCAAAAGGTGAGATTCCTAATCTCCTTCTTGCTGGACCTCCTGGTATTGGTAAGACGACTATCGCAAAGGCATTATGTAACGAACTAGGGGCAGACTATTATGTCATCAACGGATCCGACGAAGGACGTTTCCTGGATACTGTACGGAACCAGGCAAAGAACTTCGCTTCGACCGTCTCACTTACGGGATCTTCTAAACACAAGGTCATCATCATCGATGAGGCTGATAACACAGGAAACGACGTACAACTCCTACTACGGGCAAATATTGAGGCATTTTATAGCAACTGCCGATTCATCTTCACCTGCAACTACAAGAACAAAATTATTGAACCTCTCCACTCCCGATGTGCCGTCATCGACTTCACAATTAAAGGGAAGCAGAGAGTTCAACTTGCAGGAAGTTTCTTCCAGCGTCTCCAAACAATTTTGGATGCGGAAAAAATTGAGTATGATCAAAAAGTCGTTGCAGAACTTGTATCAAAACACTTCCCAGACTTTCGTAGAGTCCTTAACGAGTGTCAGAGGTACTCTACGGGAGGAAAAATTGACTCGGGCATTCTTGCATCTTTCTCAGACATCTCTGTAAATGAACTTATCAAGAACCTCAAAGAAAAGAATTTCCCAGAAGTACGCAAGTGGGTGGTCTCCAACCTGGACAACGATGCTTCTAGTCTACTTCGTAGGGTGTATGACGCCTGTTATGATTGCCTTTCACCCCAAACTATTCCTGCTGCCGTTCTTGTTATTGCTAAGTATCAATACCAATGTGCGTTTGTGGCTGATCAGGAAATTAACCTCTTAGCGGCATTGACTGAAATTATGGTGGAGTGTGAATTCAAATGAAATCTCTCAAGACACCTTTACGTTATCCGGGCGGTAAGTCGCGTGCCTGTGAAAAAATGGGATCTTATTTTCCAGATCTTCGCAACTATGATGAGTTCCGCGAACCATTCCTTGGTGGTGGAAGTGTTGCGATTTACATCACAAAGAAGTATCCTAACCTAGATATTTGGGTAAATGATCTTTATGAACCACTGGTAAATTTCTGGCAACAACTCCAGATGTTTGGTACTGATTTAAAAGATAAACTTACTGATCTTAAGGCAGAAAATAATACTCCAATCCTGGCAAAAGAACTTTTTCTTAAAGCAAAGGAGCAAGTTAATGACAAAGATTTGCCAAGCATTGATCGTGCTGTGGCTTTCTATGTTGTCAATAAGTGTAGTTTCAGTGGTCTCACAGAGAGTTCATCATTTTCACCACAAGCATCCAATGCCAACTTTTCAATGCGAGGGATTGAAAAGTTGCCTTCGTATTCTACGTTGATTGAAAAATGGCGTATAACTAACTATTCCTACGATTATCTGATGGATGGAAACATGGGTGCTTTTATGTATCTCGATCCTCCTTATGACATTAAGGATAATCTCTATGGGAACAAAGGATCAATGCATAAAGGATTTGATCACGATAAGTTTGTTGCTGATTGCGATTCTAATAATATGGATCAATTGGTAAGTTATAATTCTGATCAACTTGTAAAGGACCGCTTTAAGAACTGGAACGCTGCTGAGTTTGATCTTACTTATACAATGCGTTCTGTAGGTGAATATATGAGAGAGCAAAAACAACGTAAAGAACTACTGCTATTTAATTATGGAATTGAAGGACTGGTTAAACTCAATCAATCAGACGAAGATCAATCTAATTGATGAAGACCCTTCTCTTGTGAAGGAATATGCTCCTTACATTATCAATCGTTGCTTATCTGGGCATATTGATTGTGTGATGTATGCAAATGAAATGAACAGGTATCATCACCTAGATAAGGACATGCAATATTTGTTTTATCTAAATAGTCTTAGGA